CATGATTTATTTACCTATTTAGTCTTAGTCTGAAATGATGCCGCCGTCTTTGACGAACTGCATCTTCTTGGATGCCGCCATCTTATCAAAGTCGGCTCGATTAAGTGATTTCGTAGCCCCGCTACTTGCAGAACTCGTCGCACCACCCCCGGTGGCCGATGAGCCGTCAACCAAAAACGGATATTCCTTCGAGAGATGATCCATCAGAGCGGATGGGTCTACTTCCATCCCGCCCACTAAAAACTGAACCTTCTCGCCGTCGTGCCGAGCGTACTTGCTTGCGTAGTCGGCCAATACCTCCGCTCGTTTGGCGTCTGACTTCGCAAGTTGCGAGCCAATACCGCGAGCAGCGATATTAATGTCTTTCTGTTGTATCTTTGTCGTGAACTCTTGCAGCTCTGCGTCTTTCTCTGCTAGCTTCGCTTGAGCCTGTTCCCAGAGATTCTTGAACTCGCCCTTTTCTTGAGCGGTGTCCATTTCTTGCTGCTGTTTCTGCGACTCTAATTCTTTGGCGCGTCGCTTCGCATCTTTCGCCTCGTCCATCAACTGCTGAACTTTGGTTTTGAGTCCACTGGTATCCTCTGGTTCCGGGATTCCTTCGACTTTCAAGATATAGCGATCACCGTCCTGTTCGTATAAAGATTGAACTGCCTCGTCGAGATCGGCGAGATCATCGACTGCGTATTGTAAATTCATGCTGTACCCCGTACATTTTTATGCTGCCCCGCAGCGTTCCGTGGATTATAGCACTATTCGCCAATAGTGAACATATTTGCTAGATATTAGCGAATCTCCCTACTCGTTGCCTATTGCGCGGCATCGAGAACACTAAGCTGCTCTAGTGATATCGGGTTATAGTTCTGATCGACGAACTGGTCGAGCTTTATCTTTCCAGAGCGGAATAGCTTGCCGCGCTCAGTGCCGAGCACTTGGTCTTGAAACTCCGCTGGCTGATCTTTTAGCCATCCGCTATATGTTCGCTTTGCCGATACTGGCCCATCCATACTAGCCCTGGTTCCTTCAAGCCCGCCCTCTTGGAATCGATCATCTAATGCCGGAACGCGAACACTGCGACAGTTCCAGTGGCGCGGAGTAAATGGCGGTTCATCGAATCCGAGTATCTTGCCGTCAAGAGTCGCGCAGCCGATTGTCGTTCGACCATCCAGAACCGACACCCATTCTTCGCCCTTCAGAATATCGTCATTCGCCCGGTTTACTGCCGAGCGAGCTTCCGATGAAATATGATTAACGCTAGTGCGAACCAGTGTCTCGGCTTGCCGCTTGTTTCGATTGGTAACACTAACAATATCTCTCGTCAAAGATTGAACGGTCGAGCCTTCGACTACTCCAGCTTGGATAACCCGACGTATCTCCCCGGCTTTATCTCTGGCGAATTGTCTTGCCGCTTGGTCAAGTGTTAGATTCTGCACTGTGCTGCCCGCTTTACCGCTGACGGCAAGCTGCATCGGTCTCTGAGTAACCAGTGCTCTGAGTTGTTCAGATGCCGGAAGTGTTACTGCCGCCGTCGAAGCTGCGTTCATTGTTCTGACTGCGAAGTCTGCTTCATACTCCGCAAAGTCCATCGTCTTAGCTGTTAGCTCTGCACTGAGCTTCGCTAGTCCTTCCTGCTGCAACTGAACGATTCGGTTTAGCTTGCGATTGAGCGTTCGACTTTCTGCCAGGCTTTTTACGGTCTTGAGCTGGCGAAGAATCTCGGCCTGGGCATCATCGAGATACTTAACCAAATCCCTCACCTGCCCGCCCGCGTATCGCTGGACGTATATCTGATGCTTGATTCCAGCATCCAGCAGAAAGTCGTTTGCACTCATTTAGATAGGCGACTCTTGAGTGATATCGGAAAGAATGTCTTCTGCCGTGCCCTCGGATTGAATCCATCCAGCATCGATTAGACGGCGAACGATATCGATCTTCGGCATCACCCCAGCGTCGTTGCCTTGAATCATTGCCATGATCTCTGTCGGAGCGATGCTGTCTTGCCAGAAATCATCATTCAGAGAAAACACTATCTCGGCATCTGTAGCAGATATAAACGCCCGGCAATCATAAAGAACCTTTGTCAGCCCTTCGTTCATGTTGCCGACCATTGTATCGAGCATCGAGTTCTCGGAAGTCGCCTGGATTCGAGCCTCTTCTGCTGTTCGCTGCCCAGTCTTGGTGATGATTTTGGCTCCGATCTGAACCATCATCTGCTCTTTATGGGTCATCTCTGTGCCGATAGCACCAGCAGCGTCAAGCTGTAGCAATTCGGCTTTACCGCCCTCAGAGAGTATCAGCCCAGAGTTCTCGCCGACTGTGATGCCGCCAGGATTCGCTGACTGGAATGCTTCTGGGCTCATATCGGTAGAGACGACTAAAGTGCCGCCGCCATGAACGGACAGATTATTCTCTTGATCTGCCGAGTTTCTAAAATGTCCGATATTTACTCTGGCGATATCATAAAGAATCGGCTCATCGATATTTGGCAGATTGTCGCGGCTTCCAATGAAATGGAACGGGATATAGTCGAACGGCTGACCGCTCGCACGACGAATTACTATCTCTTCGGTGATCGCGTCCCCGTTTTCATCATAGAGCTGCTGCGTATACTGTCGATCAGTATTAAGTCTCAGAACCCGGTAGCGGTCTAGATAGTCCCAGGTAAATTCGTCATAGTGAACTGGCGAGCTTTCTTTTAGTACCAGCATTCCGAGCTGGCGGCGTCCGTTTAGAACGTGAACGTGCCAATTAATAATTGACTCGGCAGTGTAAGTCGCGATGTGCGGCTGTAGTCCCATTCTGCGAATCTGCTCGACTGTGAGCTCTTCGTCCACCATCGGATAATCAGCGAGAAGACCGAATCGCCCGGTCTCCATTATCTCATCGGCTGCAAGTTTAGCGACCTGCGTGAGCGACTGCCCAGCGCCGTCAGCATTATCTAGCATGAATTCCATATCCGGCGGCAGCTCGATTCGTGGCGGCAGACGGAATATAGCGCCCTTCAGTCCCTCCCTGGTTCGCCCTGTGTAGTTTGTATATATCGCCTTCTCGACTCGCTGATAATATTGGTCTTGCTCTTCGTGAGTACGACGCGGAATATAGTTTCGGGCTTCTTCGAAACTAAGCCCTGTGGCAGCGTTGCGAGTCAGCTCCCACTTATCTAAATTCTTATCGTAATCAGTATGGGTCTCTGAAACTGGCATATTTCACCTATACGCTGAAATTTATTGGTATGTGAGCCATTGGCTTCACGATTGGCATTTCGTACGCTATCGGATACGTCGCCGCATCGATGGCATGATCTAGTCCTGAATTCTTGTCTGGCATTCCGTTCTTATCATACGCAAGTTGCTCGAACGATTCTGCCAAGCCTGTACATTTTAGCGCATTTATGTATAGCAGACCATTTTCGAATGCTGCGTTAGTAGCCATTACCCGGTCTTTAATAGCAGGATTAGACTTCTTCGCTCTGACAGTGAATCCTGCTTGCTCTATTAGCGCGATGTCGGACGTGCTGGCGTTTACGGTCTTTCTGGCCCTGCCCGAAGCGTCTGGATAGATGGTTACTCGGTGGTCTTTGTATCGCTCAGAGATGATTCTAATCATGTCCGGCGTGTCGTACATATCAAGCATCTCATCTACTGCGTGCCACTCTTCGCCCCGGCGCACATAGACTACAGCGCATTGCTGAGTCACGTTAAAGTCGCAGCCGATATATAACGGCTCGCCATCTTCGATTGATTCTTGAGAGTTGCATCTGCTGCGATAATATCCGCTGTAAACAGTTCCCTGGGTTAGATTGACGAATTGACCGTCCAGGTAGGCCGTCAGCAACTGCTCTGGATAGATATCTCTGAGCGACTCGATATAGCCGTCCGGTAGATGCGGATTAGAATCGGTCGGCGCTTGAATGATCTCATAGCCCGGCTGTGGGTCTTTCTTCCAGGCGTCATAAACGAATCGGAAGCCCTCTGGCGTCGTTGTCACGCCTATGGTGTTTGGCTTGCCTGTCGGCTTGGTTTGGCGATTACGTGCGATTACCTGCCGCCAGACGTGCCCAGCATTCGCTTTGCTGAGTGTATCCAGTTCGTCGATGTCTGCATCCGCGTGCTCGTAACCCACTATTCGATTCGGGTTCTCCATCGATCGGAATATGATCGCGCCATAGCCAGGAATGGTTATCTGATTGATCGGCGTCTTTTGCAGCCGATACGGAAGCCCCATCGCCGTGAGTATCTCTTCGAATCTCGGCCACGCGATAACCCGGATCAAAT